TTGTCGGTGCGCCAGGAACATCAATTAAAGATGATATATTAATACCTGTTATATTGATTCCAGAAATTTCCATATCAATTAGATTCAGTTATTGTTGTGTTTGCTGTCCAAGGTGATGCAGCATTCGCATTTAATGGATCAGGAACAATATTGATTTCAACTCTTTGTGGAGGTACCACATTATAAGAGGTGAATTTATAATTTGTATTTGTTGATTGTCCATATACTGGTTGTGAAGAAACAAAATTGCCATCTATATTTACAAGACTTAATTTATTGTTTGACCAACCGGCAACTTTCGCTGAAGCTGTTGAGTTTATGGAACTGTAACCTTGGTATACCAATTCACCTATTTTGTAATCACCGGTTCCTGTTGCAGGATTCATTGCAAATCTAACCACATCTTCACTGCCAATCTGTTCTAATATATTGGTGATAGAATTTGTAATAACATTTGTGTTTGAAACTGGACCGTAAACGAAACCTTTGACAGTAAAGTTTAATGTCCAAATGATTAATCTTGGATCAGATTCTCTGTTACCTTCATATTGTGTATCATGTACCGCACTATTAAGAATAACAGGAATCTCTTTTATAATTCCCATTTCAGGAATCAAATTCAATTTGATTGTGTAATCTGGTGTGAAATATGGTAAAATGTGTTCAATGACTTGTGTACCATCTTCAATGTTTCTGACATACAAATATAAATTGAAATCGAAATTATATGGTACAGGAGTATATTGTCCTTTTACACCAGTGGCTGTTTGTGTGTAGTTTCTAATGTTTGTGTTTTGTTTTCTGGAAGGATCATATGTTAGACCCATCATTTCAAAAGACAATCTGGGTAAAGTTATTTGAACTTTTTTGTCTAAGTTATAATCTTCTTCCAGACGCAACACATAATGTTCTTTGGGTGCATATGTGATAGGTACGATAAATCTTTCTGATTCTGAGTTATCTGGATTGTACCTGACCATGGTAATCTCATTGAATAGATTACCAAAACCCACAACCATTTTACGAATGATACGATTATAGAATGTATTTGCCATTAAATGTCACCAAATGGGTTAGTTTCACTGAAGTCTATTATAGAATTTGCTTGTTGTTCTATATAGAGATTATCATAAGTTTCATTGTTAACATCCACATCCAACGGATCGTATCTTGAAATTGTATATCTTGCATTACTTGACGCACCAATCACTAAAGTGTTGGCAGTAAATTCGCCCATAACATTTGTGATGGATAGAATTTTTGTGTTTGCAACCCACTCAGATACAGTACCAACAGCTGTTGCGTTTGCAAATGTTTGGTCCGTTGAGTAGTATACTTCTTCTTTGTACTCGTAGTTGCCTGTACCACCAGACAACATTCTTATGTCGATGGTGTATGCAGAATTGTCCACAACCATGTCGATATCTGGTACACCAGTGTCGATAATTTCTTGTGAATACTTGAATTTCTCCATTTCGATTTCGTAGAAGAATGGTATCTTACGACCTAATGTGAAGAAGTCTTTTGTTTGATTCACAAACTTAATCTCAAACAATTCACCAGTACCATTCAAAAATGGAACATAAATCAAATCACCTTCTCTTGGTCTTGTAAAAGTATTTTGTGGTACTCGTTGAGAGAATGAACGTTTAGAAATAATAACATTAACATTGTTTTTAATTTCTAGGCCAAACTTGGAGAAGAATTCTCTTTCGCCACTATACTCTAAAGCACTAGACAAATAGAATTCAATTGGAAAAGCAGACTGGAATTTCTTAACGGGATCTTCACCGTACAACAAATCTCTGGCAGTATCATTGTCGTTAGGGAGATAGAAGGCGTCAGAACCCATAATCTTAATTGATTCTACAATTAAGTCTTCCACAACCCTCTGCTCATTGAGAGCGTTGTAATTATTAAAGTATACACTTGTTGCCATGTTAGTTCATGTACCAGTCTAGGATTCCACCGTAATTCTTTTCCATGTCAGCTTCTAGAGTTTTCTTTTCTTCTTCCGCTTCATCATAGATTTTGTCGCCATTCAGAACGACACCACCTGGCAATTGAATACCACCAAACTTTTTAAGGTTGGAACCCCATTGTTTCTTAATCAATGCGGTTGCATATTCTTTTAACCAACGGTCATTCCAAACTTGGCCATATGTGTTTGGATCCAACAGTGCATAACATTCTGCAACAACTGTGGTACCAACTGGTGCCTGAGATTGACCCCATGCCCAATCAATCATCAGTCTTTGCATGTGACGATTGAAACGAATTGGTACTTCACCTGTGAACATTAATTCCAAAGAACGCAAGTGTTGTTGAGTCAGTGTGTAGTTGATATATGATGCCGATGTGAAGTCATACAATTCGTTTAGACGCAACTGGTATCTCAAATCAAACATATTGATTGAGGATTGTGAATCTTGAATTGGAAAAATGCGTGTAACACCAGTAATTTCTAGTGTGTTGTTTGCACGGTCTTGTGCCTGTGTCAGGTCCAAATAACGGTTGTCGATATCCGTTTGGTCTATTTTTTTGATGTAATAAACTTTTTGTAGACCGTCAAAATGGTAATCGTGCCAATACTGCAACGCATCGTCAATACGGTCTTCTATCTGGTCATCATCAACGTTGATATCTATGACTGGGAAACCTAGACGTTTTAGGCAATAATTTTTGAAGGCGGCTCTATCTGTGACTGTAGCCATTACTAAATCTCCTTATAATCTAGTATTTAGATTACCTGCCATTATATTCATATATTCTAGCATTTGTTGAATCTACTGCCCATAATTTGGAAGAGTTTTCGGTTATGTATATACCAGAGACATTACCAACTTCTATGTTTTTGTCTAGACCGACAGTTGTTATACCGTCACCAGAACCAGGTCTGTATGTCGTATTCAAACTTCTGTGTTGTAAAACATCAAAAGTATTATTGGAAGTTGTTGATCCTACAACATACAAATAGTTTCCATTTTCCATAAATTGCATACTTTGTGGTGAACTTATTTGTTGCAATGTTGAAGCAGTTGAAGTTACAGTTGAATACAATTTATATGTGTTAATGTATTGTGCTCCACTTAAAACCCATGCTGTTGGTAAGAAGTATTCAGTTAAGTCATCTCCTTGTGTACCCAGAATGTACAATGCTTTTCCATTATTTCTAATTTCTATGTCTGTTGGATTAGTCTCATAAGTGTTCACGGAAAGAGATTGGTTTACAGTTGCAGTTTGTATGTTCCAAGCTTCTGATAAATTATAAGAATATACAATACCTACGGAAGTATTTGCATCTACACCACAAACATACATTATTGTACCCACATCATTGAATTTTATTCCTGATGCTTGCTTAATTTGTTGGTATATGTCAAATTTTTTGCTTGAGTTTAATATTGTTGAGAGGTCATATGGTGTACCGAGTTCAAATTGATATACTCTCCAACTTCCTCCAGTACCAACAACATACACTTTTGTACCATCTTTACTGAAGTGAATGCCTCCAGGCGAACTTTCTCTCATCGCATCACTTGAATACAATCTTGCATATGAATCTGATGCATAAGAAATTGAAGCAGTTGCCACATTCCATGATTCAGTCAAGTCATACTGTATTACCAGGTCTGACTGTGAATCCAAAACATACATTTTATTTCCACTTGAATTGAATCTTAATGCGGTTGGAACTCCACCAAACATTTTCAAGGTATTTGTTGTGTTACCAGTCAATGAAATTAATGTATTAGAAGTGTCTAATATTGTCGTACTATTTGATGTTGATTGACCAACCAAGAATACTGTGTTTGCTGTTTTGGTATAAATCTTGTCATTGTACCATCCATAGGTATCTCCAACAACAAAGTTGGAACTATAAAAGTTTTGGCCTTTTAGTATTTCTAGGTTGAAAATAAAACCATTCAAATAGTTTACTGATGTTCCAGTAAAGTTTTCAAAGCCTAAAGAAACCACATTTGTTAATCCTGAAGGATAACTCACGCCAGTTACTGTATACTTTGTTCCATTGATGTAGATACCATCTTTTTGCCACGCAACATGATACCAAACATCAGTAGTTATGTGCAACGGCACCGCATAAGCTGTTGTTGATCCGCTGGCAACAGATGTAATTACCAAATTCTTGTTAGAAGAATTTAGGAATAGTGCTGCTCTATTTGTGAAACTGTTTCCAACTTGAATCAAATATTGAGAACTGTTTGTATAAGAATTAACTTTAAAACTAAATCTTACAGTAAAGTCTACACCAAAAATATCAAAATTGGTACTTGAAGCTGAAGTTATTACATCAGAAGTACCATTAAAAGATATGCCATAAACATTGTAATCAAAAGATTGTGTTTGTGTTGCGGATGTAAAATCATAATTCGTATTGGTTGTCAACTGATATATTCTATCATTTGCTGAACCTAAAACATAAATTTTTGATCCGTCAGAACTTAACTCAACTGCTGTTGGAGTATTTTCTTGTGTTGTTATGGTTAATTGATTTGGAATTAAAGCACCAGTCAAAGTGTTTGGTGATGTAAATTGATAAGTTAATATATCACCTTCGTTTGTGGACAAATATAAAGAACTATTTGATGGTGCAATAGATATTTTATTACCGTTTGCTGAAGCTGTAGTTAATGTGTCGGCAGTTATACCTGTACCTGTTGTGTTGCTTTGATAGGTGAAACCTTCAACCACACCGGTGCTTCTATAAACAAATAGTTTATTGTCTGTTGAATTTGTTGTAATAGACACAGGTGTAGTACCGACCGAAAGGTCACTTGAAGCTATAGTGGAAACGTTTGCATTTGAAGATAGACAAACAAATTTACCAACTCTATATGGAGTTGAAGTTCCAACGGTATAGAATGTATTGCTGTTTGATTCATAGAAAAATCCAGTCACACCACCCTCAACAAATGATATTGATTTACCAGTTATGTAAGTTACGTTATTGGTGTTAAATGGTAATCCTAATGAATATTGATATATGTTATCACCAGTTGAACCAACAGAATACATCGTTAAACCATTATTAGCAAATCTAATTCCGGTCATTGATGTGTCTTGGGAGAGTGATGTTAGGTAATATTCGGCGGTAGATACGTCCCAAGCAGTTCTCAATCTATATTGGTGAACAAAGTCGCTTGTGGCTCCACTGATGTACATAAAAATGCCATCAGAACTAAAATGTAATCCGCTGGTTGTTGCTTCTTGGTTTACAATGCTGACTGAAGTTACTGCTGATAGTGAAGCAACGTTTCCCGTTTGACCAAAACTATATTGATATACTCTGTCTTGTGTCGAACCCACAAAATACATGGTCGATCCATCTGGTCGTACAAACAAAGCATTTGGTGCTGTCTCTATTGCACTAATAGAGAATGTATTTGATGATAAACTGCCTGTACTAATGTCCCATGCTGTCGATAATGCATATTGTCTAAATGTTCTGGATGTAGTACCAATCATATACATTATGGTACCAGTTGAATTGAATTGTATACCACCTCCTGTTAAATCGGCGCCTGATACTAACAAACTTTTTGAAGCATATGTTGCTGTTGTAATATCCCATGGAGTTGACATTGTGTATTGGTATACTGTGTCGCTTGTGATGCCCAAAACATACATTGAAGTACCGTCTGTACTAAAATCCAATCCTTGTGGAGAAGTATCTTGTGCTATAGCAACTTGGTTAAAGTAAGTTGCTGATGAGACTCTCCATGGTGTTGCTAAGTTGTACTGCAAAATTTTGGCCGATGTTGTTGGTCCAGTCAAATACATCTTAGTACCATCTGTACTGAATCTTAAATCAGTAGTTCCACCATCCTGTGTAACTACAGAAAATCTTGGGCCGTATAAGTTTGCAGTATTATATGGACTATCCAGTTCTAATGTAGCAACTTGTGTGGCTGTGTTTATAATAATTGTATTTCCTGTATTAGACCAAACACAACCTTGCACAGCGGTAATTCCTGATGGTATGGTTGTAGATGAAATCAGGCTAGCGGTTTGTATATTCCATGAGTTTGCCAATGAAAAATTATGGATTCTGTTGTTTGCTGAACCAACAACTATAAAACCTGAACCGTCTGGTTTAAAATCTAATCCTGTTGCGGTCGTATCATAAACAGCTACGTTGAAAGACCTAGGAGAATTATTCAATCGTGCTG